CGATCAAGGCGTTCAAGGTATAACTGGTGATCAAGGTATTCAAGGAATAACTGGCGATCAAGGCGTTCAAGGTACTGATGGTCTTCAAGGAATTCAAGGTATAACTGGTGATCAAGGCGTTCAAGGTACAGATGGTCTACAAGGCGTTCAAGGTACAGATGGTATTCAAGGTAATGATGGTCTTCAAGGAACAGATGGTCTACAAGGTACACAAGGAACAGATGGTCTACAAGGTACACAAGGAACAGATGGTCTTCAAGGTACAGATGGTCTTCAAGGTACAGATGGTCTTCAAGGTACAGATGGTATTCAAGGTAATGATGGTCTTCAAGGTATAACTGGTGATCAAGGTATTCAAGGCACTGATGGTCTACAAGGTACTGATGGTCTACAAGGTATACAAGGTATTCAAGGTATAACTGGTGATCAAGGTATTCAAGGCACTGATGGTCTACAAGGCGTTCAAGGAACAGATGGTCTACAAGGTGTCCAAGGAACAACTGGGACCCAAGGTATTCAAGGTGTCCAAGGAACAACTGGAACTGGAACCCAAGGAACAACTGGAACTGGGACCCAAGGTATTCAAGGTATTCAAGGTGTCCAAGGAACAACTGGGACCCAAGGTATTCAAGGTGTCCAAGGAACAACTGGAACCCAAGGAACAACTGGAACTGGAACCCAAGGTATTCAAGGTACAGACGGCAGTGCTGCTGCCCTTGAACTATACGCTGAAAACCCAAGCAGCCCTACTGCTCCTAGTGCTACTGGTACAAATGCTGTGGCTATTGGGTCCAATAGTTCAAGCAGTGGAACCGATAGTATTGCTTTGGGCAAGTCTATTGCTTCGGGTACAGCAAGTTTTGCAGTATCTGTAAATAACTCTAATGCAGCTTACGGTGCTTCTGGGGCTAACTCGATTGCAATAGGCCAGTTTTCAAGGGCTCCAACTAGCAGTTCAATCGCGATTGGCAGTGCTTTTGCAAGCGCGGATGGTTCTCAGTCTGTTGCTATTGGCCGCAACGTCTCTGCACAGCAATCAAATTCTTTCGCATTGGGCCAACAATCACTTTCGAATGTCTCAGGTAAGTTTGCTTACTCTGGAGGCAATATAACCGCAACAGGGGATAGCCAGTACGGCTTGCACGTACTAAGGCAAATGACAACTGATGGTTCGCCAAGAGTTATGCTAACCGTTGCCTTTAATGCTTCTGCTTCTAACACCAACCAAGTTATCCTTCCCAACAACTCAGCCTTTGCCTTCCACGGCACCATCGTCGCACGTCAACAGGCATCTGACGGAACAGCTTGTGCAGCATGGAAAGTTGAGGGCTTGATCCGCAGAGAAGCTAACGCTGGAACCACAGTGCTCGTCAACAGCGCCACAACCATCTTAGACAACACACCTGCTTGGGGCATGGCTTTATCAGCAGACACAACAAACGGTGGTCTTAAAATCGAGGTCACAGGCGCAGCAGCCACGAACATTCGTTGGGTCGCAACAATTAACACATCCGAGGTAACGTACTAATGGCAATCCAGATTGATATGACAACATCGCAGTATGGCACACCTTTGCAAGGTCATATTTCCGAATTCCTAGCTGGCAACAACTTTAGCTAAATATGAGCATTAAATACCAGTGAGGTAACGTAATAATGGTGCGACATCCATTCGCATAAATATAAATATAACAAAGGAGAAAACAACTAATGGCAATCCAGATTGATCTTTCGACATCGCAGTATGGCACACCATTTTCAGGCGCATACTTCCGCATTGCTACGGCAGCAATCAGTCGCGAGCGCGCAGGTGATGGGCCTAAGTTTTCTGTTATGATTGACGTTGCGGGCTATGCCACTGACACACCTGACGACGATACGCGTGAAGTTGACTTCCGCCGTTATCACGCTGACTTGGCTGATGTTGAAGTTGGTGAAGGCACGCAGTTTCTCGACAAGTGCTATACTTGGGTCATGGCTCAAGATGATATGAACGGTTCGGAGGCTGTATAAATGTCAGTAACCATCGACTACACAAAGGGTTTCTTTGAGCCATCGCCCGTTGCTGAGAAGGTTGGAACGATCACAGGCACAACTCTTGACCTGACTTCTGGTAACGTGTTTAGCTACACCCCTACGGCTGAAACTACGTTTGTGTTTAGCAACCCGCCTACAAGTGGCACTGCCCTTGGCTTTACGTTGGTGCTAACTGGCCTGTTTATCGATGACGGATATGACCTAGCTAATGCAGAGCCACCTGCTTATGGGTACTTCTCTGTATCTGCTCAAGAAACAAATCCAAGTGACATCTTCTTCAAACCTGATGGCACTAAGATGTATGTTATTGGTCGTATTGGAGATGACGTAAACGAGTATGATCTGAGTACAGCTTGGGATATAACTTCCGCATCTTACTTGCAGAACTTCTCTGTTACTGCTCAAGAAATATCTCCCAGCGGCATCTTCTTTAAACCTGATGGCACTAAGATGTATGTTCTTGGGGCCAGCGGACAAGACGTAAATGAGTATGATCTAAGCACTGCTTGGGATATAACTTCAGCTAGTTACCTTCAGAACTTCAGTGTTTCCGCTCAAGACACAAGTCCACAAGGTATCTTCTTCAAACCTGATGGGACAAAGATGTACATTCTTGGGGCCACTGGGGACGACGTAAACGAGTATGATCTGAGTACAGCTTGGGATATCACTACGGCTAGTTACCTTCAGAACTTCAGTGTTTCCGCTCAAGAAACATCTCCCAGCGGCATCTTCTTCAAACCTGATGGCACAAAGATGTATGTTATTGGGAATATTGGATATGACGTAAACGAGTACGACCTAAGTACAGCTTGGGATGTAACGTCGGCCAGTTATCTACAGAACTTCGGTGTTCTTGCTCAAGCAACATCTCCCAGCGGCATCTTCTTCAAACCTGATGGGACAAAAATGTATGTTATTGGGTATAGTGGAGATGCAGTCTATTCCTACACCCTAAGCACAGCTTGGGACCTAAGCACTGCTAGCTTTGATTTTCCCACTGAAGGGTACTTCAGTGTTTCTGCTCAAGAACTAGTTCCACAAGACATATTCTTCAAACCTGATGGCCTAAAAATGTATGTTCTTGGGTCTAGTGGGGATGATGTAAACGAATATGACCTAAGCACAGCTTGGGATGTAACTTCAGCATCTTACTTACAGAACTTCAGTGTTGCTGCTCAAGAAACATATCCCTCTGGAATCTTCTTCAAACCTGATGGCACAAAGATGTACATTCTTGGGAATACTGGAGATGCCGTTAATGAGTATGATCTAAGCACAGCTTGGGATATCACTACGGCTAGTTACCTACAGAACTTCAGTGTTTCCGCTCAAGACATAGTTCCACAAGACATATTCTTCAAACCTGATGGCACAAAGATGTACATTCTTGGGACTGATGGAGATGATGTAAACGAATACGACCTAAGCACTGCTTGGGATGTAACTTCAGCATCTTACCTTCAGAACTTCTCTGTATCTGCTCAAGAAGCAACTCCACAAGGCATCTTCTTCAAACCTGATGGCACAAAGATGTATGTTCTTGGGCATTCTGGAGATGATGTAAACGAATACGACCTAAGCACCGCTTGGGATGTATCTAGTGCATCTTACTTACAGAACTTCAGTGTTTCCGCTCAAGAAACACTTCCAACCGGCGTCTTCTTCAAGCCAGATGGCACAAAGATGTACATTCTTGGGGCTGCTGGAGATGCAGTATGGCAATACTCCACAGGCTTTGTCGGAGATGCGACCTTCACATACCCTGCCTCTGTCGAGTGGCCAGCAGGCACACCACCTACCGCCCCTGCTGACGGTGAGACGGACATACTGACGTTCCTCACGCTTGATGGCGGCACAACTTATTACGGCTTCTTAGCTGGAGCAGCAATGGCATGAGTATTGCTAGAATGATGCAAATGGATGCGGCGGCTGGCTCAGGTATTTCAATGAATGTTACTTACGCTTTTGATGTGATAGATTCCACCACGTTCACCCCCAGATTTAGACGCCAGTGGTATCGCTGTTGAAAATACGTTTCAATGGCCTTTGAAATTGCAGAAACATAAGGACAACCTAAATGCACGTTAAAATCACAAACGACCAGCCCGTAGAATTTCCCTACACAATCGGACAATTTCGTCGTGACCACCCTAAAACTAGCTTTCCTCGCATCATTCCTGACACTATGCTGAAGCGCCATCTGGTGCATCCAGTGCTTGAACTGTCTAAGCCAGCCTACGAGCCGTTGGTACAAAATTTAGTAATGGACGATATGCCTCACAAAGAGGTGATCCGGCTGAAGACAGAAAAAGATGCCACAAACCATATCACAGGCGATGTAGACCAGTCTCAGGTAGGTCAGCCTATTCACGGTAATCGCTGGGTCATTGGCTACACGGTCGTCAACAGACCACAAGATCAGGCAGAATCCGCAGTTCGCAAACAGCGCACTCGCCTGTTGACTGATACAGACACTCAAGCTCTTAGCGACAGAGTTATGTCAGAGGCAATGACAGCCTACCGTCAAGCTCTGCGTGATGTGCCAGACCAAGACGGGTTTCCGTTTGATGTTGTGTGGCCTGAAAAGCCTTGATGGATGAGGTAACGTAATGGCCAGCGTAAACACCAAGATCCTCGACGCCATTACAGTCACAGGCGCAGCAGCAACAAACATCCGCTGTGTCTCAACTATTAACACTTCAGAAGTAACTTACGCTTAATATAAATATAACAAAGGAGAAAACAACTAATGGCAATCCAGATTGATCTTTCGACATCGCAGTATGGCACCCCTTTTGCAGGCGCATACTTCCGCATTGCAACGGCAGCAATCAGTCGCGAGCGCGCAGGTGATGGGCCTAAGTTTTCTGTTATGATTGACGTTGCGGGCTATGCCACTGACACACCTGACGACGATACGCGTGAAGTTGACTTCCGCCGCTATCACGCTGATTTGGCTGATGTCCAATTGAGTGAGGGTTCGCAGTTTCTCGATAAGTGTTACGTTTGGGTCATGGCTCAAGATGACATGAACGGTTCGGAGGCTGTATAATGAGCATTGTTATCGACTACACAAAGGGTTTTGTCGAAGGTTCTCCGCTAGCGGAGAAGGTGGGAACGATCACAGGCACAACTCTTGACCTGACTTCTGGTAACGTGTTTAGCTACACCCCTACGGCTGAAACTACGTTTGTGTTTAGCAACCCCCCTACGAGTGGCACTGCACTTGGCTTTACGCTAGAGCTGACTGGTCTGTTTATCGATGACGGCTATGACCTAGCTAACGCAGAGCCACCTGCTTATGGGAGGTTCAGTGTTGCTGCTCAAGAAACATCTCCACAAGTCATCTTCTTCAAACCTGACGGCACAAAGATGTACATTCTTGGGGCCGTTGGGGACGACGTAAATGAGTATGATTTAAGCACAGCTTGGGATGTAACGTCGGCCAGTTATCTGCAGAACTTCAGCGTAGTTGCTCAAGACGGAAGTCCACAGGGTATTTTCTTCAAACCTGACGGCACAAAGATGTATGTTATTGGGTTGGCTGGAGATGACGTAAATGAGTACGACCTAAGCACAGCTTGGAATGTTTCTACTGCATCTTACTTGCAGAACTTCAGTGTTGCTGCTCAAGAAATAAGTCCACAAAGCATTTTCTTCAAACCCGATGGGACAAAGATGTACGTTATTGGGTCCACTGGAGACGATGTCAACGAATACGACCTAAGCACAGCTTGGGATATATCTTCGGCCAGTTATCTACAGAACTTCAGTGTTTTTGCTCAAGAAGGATTTCCAGAAAGCATCTTTTTCAAGCCCGATGGCACAAAGATGTATGTTATTGGGTCTGGTGGAGATGACGTAAATGAGTACGATTTAAGCACTGCTTGGGATATAACGTCGGCCAGTTACTTACAGAACTTCAGTGTTAATGCTCAAGAAACAACTCCAACCGGTATCTTCTTCAAACCTGACGGCACTAAGATGTACGTTATTGGGCGAACTGGAGATGATGTAAACGAATATGATCTAAGCACAGCTTGGAATGTTTCTACTGCATCTTACTTGCGCAACTTCAGTGTTGCTGCTCAAGAAACAGATCCAACCGGTATCTTCTTCAAACCCGATGGCCTAAAGATGTATGTCGTGGGGGAACCAGGTGATGCAGTCTATTCCTACACCCTAAGCACAGCTTGGGACCTAAGCACTGCCAGCTTTGACTATCCCACTGAAGGGTACTTCAGTGTTGCTGCTCAAGAACTAGTTCCACAAGGCATCTTCTTCAAACCTGATGGCACAAAGATGTATGTTCTTGGGTCGTCTGGAGATGATGTAAACGAATACGACCTAAGCACAGCTTGGGATGTAACGTCGGCCAGTTACTTACAGAACTTTAGTGTTGCTGCTCAAGAAACAAAT